CTGCCTGTAATACGTCCAGCGACATCGAACGCTGCAAGGCTGGCAAAGTTGGCAGTTGCTTGTCTAACAATCCCATTCAGCCCCGTTACATCCTTAGATATTTTCTCCACTCCTTTACGGGCGTTTGCCGTATCAGCTTGGATTTTAAATATTATGTTTCTTTCGGCTATCGTTGCCATTTACAACTTGTTTTGTTCCGCACTCCTGCGATTAATCTCCCTTGTCGCTGCAAGCAACTGATAGTAGTCTGCTATGCTTTTTTTGTTCAATTCGTCAATTGAAACGCCTGTATCTTTAGACAACAAAAAAACCTCTATTATACGTTCAAACTCGTAATCTTCTCGGTGTTTTCTGTAAGCAATTTCAAGAATAGGTTTTCGCTTTGCTTTATCATTGGTTGGCTCAAATATTCCCCTATCGTTAAAGGCTCGTCGGACTGTTGCGAGAATGTCATTAGGTAGATGTAAGCCCACCTCAAAAAAAAACCTCTAAAGTCAGCATCCTTGTAGAAAATATCACTTTTGCGCTCTATCCATTCTGGTTGCACCTTATCGGATGGCTCGCCTTCTAAGACTATCAAAGCGCATCCAATTTCTAAAAGCGTCTTTGTGGTGGTGTGCTGCGACATGTAAAACTGCATAGCATTAATCATGGTCATAACATCACTCCAACGGCTATTATTAGCCGCATCCTTCATCGCTTCAAAGTATCGGTCGGCATCGTCTTTTGTCATGTTCAATTGAGCATCATTCAACGCCTGACCTAATGCAGAAAATCGGCACTTAGGCAAGTATAATGGGTTTTTGAATTTATATGCCTTTACCGTATCGGAACTGTATGCAAGTTCTAATTCGTAGGGCGTTTTTGGTTCTACCGTTGGCTTTTCTGGCTTCTTAAAACGTTGCATAATTTGTTTTATCATCTCCCTTGTTTTCGTTTAAATATTGATTCATTACATCTTGAAAAGCCGTTTGTAACTTGGTCAAATATGCCGCCCGTCTAAAACCCTCCGATGTATCACTATCCACAAACAACTCTTTCAATTCCCCCACCATCTCAATCGTATCTGTCAAACCCAAATCCGCAAACAATATCCTTGCGTCATCTTCATTTTGTAGATGCTCCCCAAACTCATCGGGTGTAAACTCCCATTTTGTTGTAAACTCTTTTGTGGTCATGGCTCAAATATAAGCTATTTTGTTGTGTTTAGCAATGTGTTACAAAATTGATTGATACCACGCATGCCATTCAAAAACCAAACGTTCACCAAATAACGGAACGCATCGCCTGCGTCCTGCTTGTGGTTTTCTCTATCCTTTAACAACTTACCTTGGTTTGTTGGTTGCCCTGTTTGGAGGTCGTTTATTAACACTTCACACCCTGTCGGATTGATAAACAACGGCACTCGGAACATTACAGAATTGCACAACTTACGACTGTGAATATGCATCTTGTTTGCCGTTCTGGTATCTATCAAATTGCGCTTAGATAGTCGCAACTCATCCATGATAATAGAGTAATCCGTGTTATACTCACCACCTGCCAACACTCCAGCCGCACTACTGCCACTATTGCCACTATTATCGCCTGTCACATTGATTAGATAGTCTTGGTATTGTTTCAATTCGTCACAAAGTATCCTTGTACCTCCCTTCATTTGATGCACCGCATAGATAAAAAGCCCCTTACCTGGCAGCTTTTGACCTACAATAGCGGTTGCAGGATTGATATTAAAATCAAAGGAAATGTCCACGGGCATCGACGGGTCAAGTTGAAACGGCTCTTTTGCTATGTGTTTTTGCATCGAAAATTCATAGAAAAAAGGTTGCTCGTTTTCGATTACCGTCCAATCTCCATGAAGTAAACGTTGGCGGTCGTATAGTGGCAGCTTTGCCAATTGTGACTTGTAGAGTGCTTTGAACTTAGCGTCTGGATTGTCATCTACTTTTGCAGGGATAAAGGCTTGGTATTCTTTTAGTTTTATGGGTGTGTTCTTTTCATCCATCACAAAGCGGAACTTTGCCCAATTATGCACGGGGTTTGCAGAACATAGGCACTTCGGAACGCCGCCTACTAAATCAATTTTGTACCTTATACGGCTATTTATTATACCAAAAGCCTTTTCAGTTATCTCTGGCACTTCATCAATGAAAGCGTCTGTAATCTCAAGAGATCCAAGTTTTATAAACTCTGGGTCAGTAGGGTATAAAAACAAGTCCTTCAGTATTATCTCTGACCCATTATCAAACTTAATTATTCCAAGCTGTTGATTCTCTGTGTATTCAAAACCTGGAAAATAATCTTTCGCTACATCGTAGAATGTCTTTAGCGTTGTTGTTCGTAAGTTCTTTAACTTTGCACGACCGATTAAACCCCGTGTGCCAGGATACTTTGCACGCCTGTACAACTGCCAAAAGCAACCAAAGAACGACTTACCACCACCAGCAGCACCACCATACATCAATTCTGTAATGGCTTTGCTTTCTTCGAGCAGGTCGAAAGCTGCGGTTTGCTTCTTTGATAATTTAATTTTCCTCGCTGTCGTTGTCATAGGTTTTTTCAATGGTCAAATTAACGCCGCCCACCACATTCATATCTACCTCATTCTTTTCAATATAACCCCGTTTCTTGCCCTTCGTTTTCAGGTAGAAAATAGTAGATGAAGGCTGCCCGTTTTTGATCTGGTCAAATAGCTGCGCTTCTACAAAGTCAAGTGCTACATCTTGCATCTCGTCAATCTTTGCCGAAAACTCCGCATCTTCTCTAAGGTATTTGTAAAACGTTGGACGTGTAACGCCTGCCATTCTACAAGCAGATGTTACAACACCTAAATGATGCTCCATTGCTTCAAGTAATGCAGCTTTGTTTTTTGCCATTGTTTCAGCGGCTCGCCCTGGTCTTTTCTCTTTCATCTTTATTTTTTATCCATCATCCAAACACAAACCCAACAAGAAAAGCAACGCCCTTTCATCGCTGCCATCCGTTTAAGGTGTTTATTTGCCGTTCGTTTGAACATAAACAAAGGCAGCATCCAACGGCATAAGTAACACCGCTTCATTGCGCTTGTTTTGGGTTGCTCAATACTAATCTAACGTTATTTTTTCCATACAAGTTGCACAACGCATCTCGGGTTTGTCTGGCCTGCTCAATGGGCTGCGGTTCGCCTGCGTGCCATTCGCCTTGTATTATGTGTTGCACGGTGAAAAGTGGTTGTGTATTGCTTGGCATAACATTTCGTTTAAAACAAATATAGCCTATAATTTGGATAAATACAAGAAAGCCGCATCCCTACTTTTAGGAGTGCGGCTTTTTGTGTTGAAAAGTTCTTTGAAAAGCCCCGCTTTGTGCAGGGCTTTTATTGTTAGTTTTGATGCTTTGTGATTGCTTCGCTTTGTGCTTCTGCTTGGTTGTGCAAATCGGTTGCGTTAATCAATTCGCCTTTGTATAAAATCCATTCTGCACCGTTGGCGTGTGTTCTTACTTTTACTTTATCAGTTCCAAAGATACGGCTTTCTATTGTGATTGTTTTTGCTGTTCTGCTTGTTACTGTGATTGCTAAATCATTTGTGTAAGTTGCTCCGATTTGAAAAGTTGTCATGTCGTTTAGTTTTGATTGTTAATGATTGTATTGCAAAGATAATCTAACTTTTATAAAAACCAAACAAATTTTAAAATTATTTTCAAATCTTTTTAATTACAATTCAATCGGGCTAAAACGGGCGGTGCAATCTATTAACAAAAACCGCCAAAACGACAAGGATTAGCGTAAAGATTGCGAACGCTGCATCATTGGCATCTGAAAACAATACGAATGAAACAAACAACGCTGCACAAATTGCGGCTCTATCCTCGTCGTCTTGGCTTGGCATTAAAACGGTAGGTCGTCTTTTTCTGGATTTTCTTGACGTGGTGCAGTCGGGAACGATGGTGCACCGCTTGTTTTTTGCGGTGGAGGTGGGGCGGTGACGGTGGATGCGTCTTGGATGCGCCACGCTTGGAGGTTTGTGAAGTACTTCCCTTGCCATTCTCTACCTCGGAGGTTGAATGATACGGTAATGTTGCGCCCCTCATGGAAGTTGTCGATAATAGCGCATTTATCTTGCGCCAACTCAAATTTGATGTGTTGAGGGTACTTTGTATCCTCGTCAATAACGACTACAAACTCCCTCTTTTCAAATGATGCGCTAATTGCTTGGGTTTCAAAAACCCTAAATAGTTTTCCTGTGACTTCTAAACTCATTTTGATTTGTTTTGATTGTTAAAATGTTTATTGATAATGCTTTCAAGGTCGGGGGCTTGCCATCCCTCTGGCTTTTGTATTTTTGCCGTAACGGGGTCTTTTACCACCTTGCCATCATGCAGCTTTGCCATGTTGGTCCGGTGTACCTCGTCAAATATCTCTTCAAAGATAGGAGTTAATTCGTATAAATCCAAGCATAGATAAACCCAGTCTTTGAGGTCTGTCAAAATGTCGATGATGCCCCGAAATTCGCCCCGTTCTGTAATTTCGTGGAAGCGGTTTATTTCGAGCTTCATTAATGCAACCAACTGCATGCCATACCCATACTGGCTATCATAGTTCGGTTTACCGTGCTTTGGATTGTGTGCAATAAAAGGCTTT